TCGTGTTTGATAATCTGAAAATGAATAAGAAGAAAGATTTTTTTGGATCTGCTTAAAATTATCTTTGAAAATTTCACGAATGCGAATAAAATTACTGGGGTCACCTACATCCATTGCGTTGGAAATGGTAGCCACTGATTGAAGTGGCTCATAATGGCCACTTTCCATAAAATTGGGCACTACTTTGTTGGCGTTGGTGGAGGCTATAAAATGGCTCACAGGTAATCCTAGCTGCTGGGCCATAAAACCGGCACAGATATTTCCGAAATTCCCGCTAGGTGTTGAAAAAACAAGAGGTTTTGATCGGTCTTTTAACTGCTTATAGGCAAAAGCAAAATAAAACATTTGGGGTAACCACCTGGCAACGTTGATGGAGTTGGCAGAGGTAAGTTGTATTTGTTCAGTAATGTCTTGGTCTATAAAGGCTTTTTTGACCATGGCCTGACAATCGTCAAAGGTACCGTCCACCTCAAGGGCTTTTATGTTTTGCCCTAAGGTAGTTAACTGTTTCTCCTGTACTTCGCTTACTTTTCCGCTAGGATATAAAATCACCACATTGACACCTTTTACACCTAGGAAGCCACTGGCTACAGCACCTCCCGTGTCGCCCGAAGTAGCCACTAAAACCGTTACTTCATTTGTTTTTTTCTTATTGAAGTAAGATAGACATCTGGCCATAAACCTGCCTCCAACATCTTTAAAAGCCATGGTAGGACCATGAAAAAGCTCAAGGCTGAAAATATCCTGCTCAAGCTCAACCAATGGGAAATCAAAACAAAGTGTGTCTTTGATGATTTCTTTTAAGTCGACATCGGGAATATCATCTCCAACAAATTGCCTGATCATCTCAAAGGCGATGTCCTGGTTTGAATACTGGTCTATATTTTTAAAAATATCTTTATTGATTTGGCTAATGGAAGACGGGAAATACAATCCTTTATCCGGGGCGATACCTCTGATGACGGCTTCCTTGAAATTCACCTTGGGCGATTGTTGGTTTAAACTATAGAATTGCATTAGGATCTCTTTACTATTTTAACTCCTGTTTCGTTTATTTTTGAAGTATAAACATGATAAGGAATGGCTGTTTTTTTATATAATTTATTTATTACTATTCCGTTTCTTTGGTTATACTAATACAGTTACCTGCCATTTAAGACAGCGTTCAGTCCATTATACAAGCGAACGAATTTAGTCCGTTGTTCTTGTTCAGTAATTAAGTGAGCGTATCTATGAGCAACTACTTTTATTTTGTTATCCCAAACAATACGAGCCTTATCTACGTTAGGTACAAAAAATGTATTTGGGTGTTTTCGCCATTGTGTTAATTCGCCTTTTTCTACCAATTCCAATATTTCAGTAGGTATAAATTTATTCGTTTGCTCAACATCCATTATTTTACCTTCTTCTCTTTCAATAGCATCTTTTGTTTTTTGAATACTATCCTTTAGGTATCGCAAAGATTCATATTGCCTATCCCATTTATTCAAAGTTGCTTTTCCATTCCTTTTGTCATTTAAAGGCTGTCCGTTCGCTTGCTTAACCGTATCAATATGGTTTTGCAGTTTATCGTCAAATTGTTGCTCTTTTTTAATCAAAGAGTTTTTTAATATTTCAAGTCTTTTGCTCATAGTTCCGTGATAAAAACGGCAGGTAACACGGTATAAAATTAATACGGGTGTTAGTGCCAAATTTCAGCGAATTACCTTTTAATAAATTTGAGTAGTACGGATGGTTTTCGCTTTATATTCCCGTACTAATCTTATAATAAACGTTGTAAGTAATGTTGGTTAACCCCATCACTATTATATGTTTTTACGTATAATGTCGGCATTTACCATCATTTTGTATGCTTTTACGTATAACACTACTTACAACAACGTATATAATTAATGCTATTTTCGTTAATATTTATAATAGTAAACGTATCTGTTTACTATTTTCTTTTTTTGTATAGTTATGTGTTTACTTTAAAGCACTAATCATATAATTTAAAGTTAGCCGTAATTTCTCTTTATTAATCTAATTATTCTATCTATTCCTAAATCTATACCTTTGTAGTAAGCCAAAGAATCGTGTCCTTTTGCACCTTCAATCATTATCTGGTTTTCTTTTTTCATTTGTTCAGCTTTAGAAACTAAATCAGAGTATTCTATACTTTCATTAAGAAAATATAAAATATCTTCTCTACTCAATTCTTTACCTTTAAAAGTTATTAAGTCTCCAAATTTACCTTTTTTAAATTCAAATTTATTATTTTCCATTTTATTTAATTTTATAATATCCAAATTCAGTTTACTAATCGCACAAATCATATAAATATTCGTTATCTACAATTTACCCTTACAGTAGGCTATTAATGCAGTTTCAAGCAAATTATTAAAACTTCTGTTTTCTTGCTTTGCTACTTCCTTAGAATCTTTTAAAATATTTTTTTCGATTCTCGCTGATATTGCTTGTTTAGGAGTTTTTACCATATTAATAAATGACTTTCGTTATCAATTACATTCATTTTTTCATCTTGATTTTCTTTGTTGTAAAGAAAATCTCTACTTTCTTTATTTGTCATTTCTTCAGAACCAATAACAGCATATTTGTCATTAGTAAATAATTCTTGTCTAATTTCTCTAATTGTTAATGTAGTTGTCATAATTATAATATTTACTTGTTTTGTATATACAAATATAATACATTTATTTTAATTATGCAAATCTATTTTAACAAAAACTTTCAAAAAAAATAATTTATCCGAATGTAAACGGATAATTAGCAAGCAAAATGACAAACAAAAATACATTTTAAATATTTGTAAATCAATTAATTAAAACTATAATTTAAAATACGTTAGCAATCAAATTAACTATTAAATAGCAACTAACAATAATATAATAATATATATATATAGCGAAACACAAAAAAAATTAAAATGTTAATAAAACATTGCGTATATATTTTTTTATAATATTTTATAATGTTAAATTTACACTATAAATTAATTTATTTGAAAATGCTAAAAGAATTGTTTAAATATCATAAAGAATGGATAGCTATGGTTAAATCTTTAGGAGGTGGACAATACAGTGAAGACGTTGTTCAAGATATGTACATAAAGATTAAAGACAAAAATTATTTAAATAATAAAAAAGAAATTAATAAATTTTACGTATATCTAACACTAAAGAGCATTTTATTAGATAAATTCAGAAAAGAAAGTAAAATAAATTATGAAGATATAAATTATCATTCCGAAAAATTAATCTATGATAACGATATAAACGAAAAAGAAGCATATAATAACTTTATTGATAAAGTAGATAATAAAATAAAAGATTGGTATTGGTATGATAGGGAGTTATTTGAGATATATAGACAATCTGGAAAGTCAATTAGAAAAATAGCTAAAGAATCAAAAATAAGTTGGGTATCGATATTTAACACTTTAAAAAATTGCAAAACAGAAATTAAAAAAGAATTAGAACTTGAATTTTTAAACTATAAAAAGCAATTATGAATAAATTTAATAAAATAAACGAAATTAATATCGTATATGTACAAGAAAAAAAAACATTTGGAATAGGTATAATTTATGATAATGAAAATAAAAGAATGGTAACATCTGCTGATGACTTAAAAAGTACACTAAAAAAAATAGATAAACTTTGTAAAAAAATTGAATTTAAAAATAAATATAATGAAACAACAAAAGATTAAAAAAGAAAGTATAGGACTAGGAGATACTATTGAAAAAATAACAGAAAAAACAGGAATTAAAAAAGCAGTTAAATTCGCTTTTGGAAAAGACTGCGGATGTGAAGAGAGAAAAAAATTATTAAACAAAATATTTCCATACGTTAATTGTTTAACGCAAAAAGAATACCAATATTTAAAAAAATGGTATGATAGTAAACAACAAAGTATTAACGTTACAAGAAGGAGAGAACTGTTAGATATATATAATAGAGTGTTTAATAAAAAAAGAAAAGATACAAGTTGCGGTAGCTGTGTACGTGATATAAACGACTCCTTAAAAAGAGTTTATGACCAGTATTTAACAAAGTAATAAAAAATACGTTTATTAAGTATGAAATGGACTGAAAATAATACAAACGAAAATATATACTTTGCTGTATTTTGTGAAGATGACTATTTAGATATGTTAAAAGCTCAATTAAAACAAGCAGAATACGCAGAAGATTATGAATTATGCGCCGATATAAGAGACGAAATAAATAAAATTGTTAATTCAAAATTTGAAATGTATTGATTTATGGATAAAAGAAAATTTAACGGAGGAAACAGTACAAAGGCTAAAGGTTTCGACAAAAGAAAAAATGAATATAGAAACATTTTAGGAGAAGCTTTGACAGTTGAAGACTTAAAAAAAGTATTACAAATGCTATTAAGAAAATCAACAGTAGATGAGGATACGCAAGCTGCTAAAATATTGCTAGAATACTACATCGGTAAACCTCAACAAAGCGTTGATATAACAAGTAATGAAGAAAGTATAAACATACCTATTATAAAATTCTTTAATGCTGATAAATGATAAATTTAAACCATTAATTGAAAATAAAAACTGTAGATATTTCATACTAACTGGGGGGCGTGGTTCTTCCAAATCATTCACTACAACTTTATTTTTAACAGGTCTTACTTTTGAAAAAGGTCATCGTATCTTATTTACTAGATATACAATGACCTCTGCGCATTTGTCAATTATTCCAGAGTTTTTAGAAAAAATAGAGTTGTTAAACAATAGTAATTCTTTTGAAATAAACAGAACTGAAATAAAGAATAAATTAACAAATAGCGATATTGTTTTCAGAGGTATAAAGACAGGGTCTGGAAATCAAACAGCCTCTTTAAAATCATTGCAAGGAGTTTCAACGTGGGTATTAGACGAAGCTGAAGAGTTAATAGATGAGGATGTGTTTGACACAATAGATTTATCGGTTAGAAAAAATAATACACAGAATAGAGTTATATTAATTCTAAATCCAACTACAAAAGAACATTGGATATACAAACGCTTCTTTGAGAGTAAAGGCGTTACAGAGGGGTTTAACGGTGTTAAAAATGATGTATGCTATATTCACACTACGTACAAAGATAATGAAAAAAACTTGCCTGAAAGCTATTTAAAACAAATTGAAAATATAAAAATTAATAACCCTAAAAAGTATCAACATAAAATATTAGGTGGTTGGCTTGACAAAGCCGATGGAGTTGTTTTTGAAAATTGGAAGTTTGGGGAATTTAACCCTGATAACTTACAAACATCTTGCGGAATGGATTTTGGTTTTTCAGTTGACCCTGACACATTAACAGAGGTTGCAATTGACAAAACAAAAAAGAAAATATATGTTAAAGAGCATATCTATAAAAATGGAATTAAAAGCCACGATTTAGCTCAATTAATAAAATCAAAAGTTGGTAACAAATTAATTATTGCAGATAGTGCTGAACCTAGATTAATAGAAGACTTGAAACATTTAGGCGTAAATATACAAGCGGTTAAAAAAGGAACTATTGAAAGCGGTATAACACGTATGCAAGACTATGAAATAATTGTAGAGCCAAACAGCAATAACATAGCTAAAGAATTAAACAACTATGTTTATATGGATAAAGGTAGTAAAATGTATATAGATGACTTTAACCACGCTATTGATGGAATAAGGTACAATGTTATATTTCATTTAGATAATCCAAACAAGGGCAATTACTACGTATATTAATGCACTTTATACAAAATTATAACTATTACGTTTATTAAATAATGAAAGTAGAAATAAACATACCAGAAAATTTAAACGATATTACTTTAGAACAATATCAAAGATTTTTAAAAATCGAAGAGCCTTCAAATGAAGATTTATTGTCTATATTTTTAAATCTAAATAAAGAACAAATAAATAAGATAAAAGCGTCTGAAATTGACAAGCTTATAACACATATTAATTCATTGTTTGAAGTTAAACAAAATTTTATAAATAGATTTGTTTTAAATGGTCAGGAGTTTGGATTTATACCTAATCTGGATGAGATTACATACGGAGAAAATGCAGACGTTACAAGCTATATAAATGATTGGGATAAAATGCACAAAGCAATGGCTGTTTTGTATAGACCAATAAAGCAAAAACAAGGCAAAAAATATTTAATTGAGGAGTATGAAGGAACTATAAAATATAGTGAATTAATGAAGTCTATGCCTTTGTCAGTTGTTATGGGTTCGATGGTTTTTTTTTACAATTTAACCAAAGAATTGCTGAAAGCTACCCCGAATTATTTGGAGAAACAGATACAAATGGAACAGATGACAGGTCAAATTTCAGTAGAAAGTGGTCAAAATACTCTGAAATTGATAGCCTCGCTCAAGGAGACTTTAGAAGATTTGACGAAATTACAAAGTTACCGCTACATAAATGCTTAATACATTTAGCATTTTTAAAAGATAGTTCGGAATATAACGCTAAAATGATAAAAAGTAAATTTAAATAATATGCGTGGGTTTTATAATTTAACAAGTAAAATAGAACAAACATTGCTAGAGGATGACTTTTGTAAGACGGTAATATATGGCAATGGTTCAAAAATAGACTTAAAAAAGCAAACAATATTCCCTTTAGCAAACTTTGTAATAACAAATGCTGTATTAAACGGAAGTATATGGACTTTCACTATTGAATTATCTTGTGCCGATATAATAGATATTAGCAAAGAAGATGTTGTTAACGACTTTGTAGGAAATGATAATGAGCAAGACGTATTAAACACGCAAGCTGCCGTAATATCTAGGCTATTAGAAAGGTTAAGACGTGGAGATTTAAGAGATGAGTTATATCAATTAAACGGAAGTCCAAGTATGCAACCATTTACAGGTACTTTAGAAATGTTGTTAGCAGGTTGGACTTGTACTTTTGATGTTGATATAGCTAATGATATGACTATATGTTAGAATTAAATAATATAAAAAACTCTTTAGAAACATTTGCAAAAGAAGTACGAAAACAAGCACGTACTAATTTGACAAAAAAAAACCATAATGTAACTAAAGAGCTTTATAATAGCGTTGACTATGAATTAGAGGTACATAGAAATAGTTATAGTTTGCGCTTTTTAATGGAAGATTATGCTGACTTTTTAGACAAAGGTGTTAGTGGTACTCAAATTAAATATAACACACCGTATAGCTATAAAAGTAATTCAAATGTATTAGGCTTTGAACTCGCAACTGGAACTTTTGCAAAGTGGGCTAAATTTAGAAATATACGTTTTAGAAATGAAAAAGGGCAGTTTAAAAAAGGTAACTATAAAAGCATAGGAGTTGCAATAGCACTCGCAAAAAAGAAAAAAGGAATGAAGCCAACTGAATTTTTTACAAAGCCTTTAAACAACGCTTTTAAAAATTTACCAAAAGATATAATAGACGCTTTTGCCTTAGATGTTTCAAACATAATAACTGACAAATATGAGTAAGATAAATTTGAGAAGTCCATATCACATATATATAACAGACACTAATCTAACAAGTGCAAAATTAGAATTATATATATATACTGGAACACAAACAAGTTCAAGAGGAAGCGTTATATATACATTAAATTCAACAGCTTACAATGATAAAATAACATTTGAAATAAGCGAGTTAGTACGTGATTATTTAGATATAACATTTGATGGAAACTACACTTCTCAAATGATATGGGTAGATTATCAAATCACAAGATATATATCCGAAGTTGCACAAACGCCTGAAACAATAGTACAATTAAATGCTTTTGATGGTTATGGTTATTTTGAAGACGGTGCAAATCCTCAAAATGAAAGCGATATATTAATATCTAATAATTTAATATATAAGTTAGATAACACACTATTACACTTGCCAATTGAAGCAAATGAAAATAAGACAGTTTATTTTTATGAAAATGATGTAGAATTACACAGCAAAGATATAACGGCTTCTACAAATTCAACAAGTCGCATAGTATATGTTGCTAACGAAATAATTAACGAAAACGATTATATTAATAGAGTTCAAGCAGACGGAGGTACGTTTGAGGGTAGCACTTGTTTAACGGAATTTATAGATAGTTTATTTTTAAATTTAGTTGATAAAATTATTGTTGGAAACTCTACTTATACTATTGAAAATGTAGAGGAGTGTTTTCATACGCCATATAAATTGACTTTTGTAAATAAATTTGGAGTTTTACAGGACCTATGGTTTTTTAAAAGAGCCAATAAAACATTAAATGTAAATAGTGAAACATATAAAAGTAATATCATAAATAATGGCACTTATTCAATTTCAGAGCATCAAAATAAAATATTAAACAAACAAGGTAACGAAAAATTATCTTTGAATAGTGGCTTTGTGAACGAGCAATACAATGAAGTGTTTAAGCAGTTAATGTTAAGTGAAAAAGTATGGATTGATATTGAAAATCAAACAATACCTATTGAAATTTCAAGTACTTCACTATCTTATAAAAATAGATTAAATGATAAATTGATAAATTATACAATAGAATTAAATTTTGCTTTTGAAACTATTAATAATATTAGATAATGCAGGAAGTACAACTATATATAAATAGCCAAAGAGTTGAATTATTTAAAGATGAGAGTATATCTTTAACAAGTTCTATTCAAAACGTAAGAGATATATCGAAAGTTTTTACAGATTTTAGTAAACAATTTAACTTGCCAGCATCAAAAGTAAATAACAAAATATTTAAACACTATTACAATAACGATATTGAGGACGGTTTTGATGCCAGAAAAAAAGTAAATGCACTAATAAAATTAAATGGAATTGATTTTAGAAAAGGATATGTAAGACTAAATGATATAACTATTAAAAATGGTTTAGCGAACACTTATAAAATTACATTTTTTGGCGAAACAATATCTTTAAAAGATGTGTTAGGCGAAGATTATTTAGAAGCTTTAGATTTGTCAGACTATAACCATACATACGATGTAAATACGGTATATAATGGTTTAGTTTATGGGCTAGGAATGAATGGCGTTACTGACACAAATGCAGATATTGCTTATTCCTTAATATCTCATACAAATAGACTTATATATGATAGTTCAAGCGTTGGCACTTCTTTAGTTGATACTACAAACATATATACAACAGGAGGCACTTTATATGGTCTTGACTATACGCAATTGAAACCGTCTATTAAAATAAAGCACATTATCGATGCTATTGAAAATAAATACCCATCAATAACATTTAGCAATGATTTTTTTAATGATAAAAATATAACTGACTTATATTTATTGCTTCACAGGGAAAAAGGAAACGTATATGGTGGCACGGTAGAGCAAACAAAAATAATAGATTTAAATGATTGGAATTTTAACACAGGAACGAATAATATAACACAACCTTTAGTATCTACATTTACAAATCCAGTAGTAAACAATTATTGGGAGCTTTCTGTAACTATAACGCCTACTGTTTCAAGTGCTTTATATAACGTTTCTTTTGTTGATAAAACAACAGGGAATATACTATCTCAATGGATAGGTCAAAGTGGAACAAATGCTTTTAATTACGATATAATAACAGACCCTATAACAACTTATAAAGCTTATGATTTACAAGTTATAGTAACATCAACGGATAGTAATTTTACATCATTTACACCGACTTTACAAGCTGTATATACAGATAATATAGATATAAGTACTACGATTGTAACTACTGGAAACTACAGTACTGTATTGCAGTCTATTATTTCTGATATAATCATATCGGAGCAAATGCCTAAAATGAAAATTATAGATTTTTTAACTAGCATTTTCAAAATGTTTAATTTAACTGCGTATGTTGAAAATGATATAATGATAATTGACACTTTAGATAATTTTTATAGTGCAGGAGTAAATTACGATATAACAAAATATATAGATACTAGCAATAGTAATATTAAAAGTGCTTCATTATATAAAGAAATTAGTTTTAAATATTCAACCCCAAAAACGTATTTAACAACATTAAGAAATGATAAATTAAATGAAGAGTTTGGAAATTTAGAATATGATGGTGGTGATAAATATGACGGTGGAAAATACGAGGTTAAATTAAATTTTGAACACTCTTTATATGAAAGATTAACAGACAGCAATGTATTGTCTTCAAATCCATTAACAGAGTTTCAATATGGCTGGCTCGCAAGTAATGACAAAAAACCAATATTAACAGCTCCTTTAATTCACTACGTTATAAATGAAAGTGTTACAACTGCTACTTATAAATTTGGCTTTATTGGAAAAGGTTTAGTTTCTCAATACAATAGAGCTTCAAACGTTAGAGATGACGATTTACAAACAATTAATTTTAATGCCGAAGTAGACGAGTGGAGTGGCTCAACTAATAGCAATAGTTTATTTGAGAATTTTTATAAAAATTACATCACTAATTTATTTAATGTAAAAACAAGACTTATAAATATAACAGCTTATTTACCTTTGTCTATTTTATTGAATTATAATTTAAATGATAGGTTTATAGTTAACGGAAAAAAACACAAAATAAGTAGCGTTAACACTAATTTACAAACAGGAAAAAGCAGTATAGAATTAATTAGCGAAGTATGATAGTTTTAGAATTATTAAGAATGTATGATTTTTATGGTATTTCAGAAAACGTTGAAATAGCCAAAGGAAAATATAAAATGCCTGAAAGTTTTAAAGAGGGTTTTGAACAAATAAAACGCAAAATAAATGAGAAAAGAAATAATTGAAATAGAGGCAAAAGTTGATGAGGCTATAAGTGATATTAAGAAGTTATTTGACACTATGGTAAGTGCTGAAGAGAAAGCACAAAAACAAACAGAAGAGTTAAATAAGAATGTTAAAACAATAGGAGAAACGTCTAAAAAGTCAGCTAAAGGAGTTAACGGAATAGGTAAATCAATTAAAGGAATAGGTACAGCAATGAAAGCTGCTGGTATTGGATTAATTATTTCTTTATTTGCTCAATTAAAAGATATTTTTACATCAAATCAAAAGGTAGCAGACGCTTTTGCTACTATTATGGAAACAGTATCTTTAGTGTTTAATGATTTTGCAAATGTTATTGTAAATACATACGAGAGCGTTAGTAAAGCAACAGGAGGTTTTGATGCTTTAGGTAAGGTATTAGGAGGTATTTTAAAAATAGCTGTAACGCCATTGAAATTAGGTTTTTACGGTATTAAACTAGGAATACAAGAAGCTCAATTAGTGTGGGAAAAGTCATTTTTTGGAGATAAAAATCAAAACACAATTAATGAATTAAATAAAAACATTTTAGAAACTAAACTTGCTTTATTTGATGTAGGGGAACAAGCTATACAAGCAGGAAAGGATATAGGCAAAAACATAGTAGAAGCAGCAGGAGAGGTCGCATCATTTGTTACAGAAAGCATAGAGGGTATTAGCGAAATAAGTGTAAAGGGAGCTTATGAAAGCGCAAAATCAATAGTTCAACTTAAAAAGTCTGCTGAAATAGCTGCAACTGTTCAGGCTGGTCTTGTAGAGGAAAATGATAGGCTTGCAGAACAACAAAGACAAATTAGAGATAATGATTTGTTAAGTATTTCAGACAGAAAAAAAGCAAATGAAGAGTTACTAAAAGTTCTTGAAAAACAAAAAATAGATATGACCGCTCAAGCTAAATTACAGACAGCTGCGGCACAAGCGGACTACAACAAAAATAAAAGTACAGAAAATTATATAGCATTACTTGAAGCACAAAATAATGAAAAAGCAATAGAGGCTCAAATAGAGGGTTTTTTAAGTGAGCAAAAAAGCAATAAAATAGCTTTAGACAAAGAAGAAATAGAGCTTATAAATTCAAAAAAAGAAGCTAATGCTAATTTATCAATAGAACAAAAAAAGTTTAATTCTGAACAAGAAACTAACGAAATTTTAAGACTTGAGAAATTAAGAAGTGTATTAGAAGAGGAAAAGTTAATAGAGTTAGAGAGGTTGCAAAGTAAAATTAATAGTTATGCAGAGGGTACTCAATATCGTTTAGATGCTGAAACAGAATATGCCACTAAAAAACAAGAAATAGATAATGAAATTTCTAAAAATGAAACTGAATTAGCTAATAAAAGAGAGGAGAATAGACAAATAGATATCGCAAACGAAAAAGCACTACAACAACAAAAAATTAGTTTTGCCAAAAATGCCTTTGGTGCTATTGGCGATATTTTAGGACAACAAACAGCAGCAGGAAAAGCAACAGCAGCCGCTAGCGCATTAATTAACACATATCAAGGTATTTCAAACGTATGGGCAGAAAAAGCAGAGAGCGGATTTGTCGGTGCTGGTTTAATACAGAGAATAGCAACAACAGCAATAGTAGCAGCGCAAGGATTTGCAACTGTTAAAAATATATTAAAAACAAAAGTACCTAGCGGAGGTGGTTATAGTGGAGGCGGTGGAGTTTCCGCTCCTTCATCAATACCACAAGCGCAAATACCTAATTTTAATATAACAGGTTCAAGCAGTACCAATCAATTAGCTGATGCAATTAGCGGTCAAAATAAAGAGCCAGTTAAAGCTTATGTAGTTTCAAGTGAAGTAACAACAGCGCAATCTATGGAGCGAAATATAATTGAAAGTGCTGCAATAGGATAAAAATATAACAAAATTTTATAAAAACGTTTAATAATTAAATATAATATATGGAAACAATAGAGTTATTCATTGATGAGAAAAATATAAAAGATGGAGTTGAGGCTATATCATTAGTCGAAAATCCAGCAATAGAAGAGAATTTCATAGCATTAAATAAACATAAAGTAGAATTTAAAACTATCGACAAAGATAAACGCATTATAATTGGTTTAGCTTTAGTGCCTGACAAAGAAATATACAGACGACAAGGAGACAAGGAATTTAATATTATATTTTCAAAAGATACTGTAAAAAAAGCTAGTGAACTTTATTTAAAAAGATTAAAAAATAATAATGCAACTCTTGAACACGAAAAAGACACTAAAGGAGTTTCTGTTATTGAAAGTTGGATAGTTGAGGATACCAAAATGGATAAATCTAAGTTATACGGACTTAACGCAGTCGAGGGAGCGTGGGTTGTTGTTATGAAAATAGACAATGATGACGTGTGGAGTGATATAAAAAATGGCAAATATTTAGGTTTATCAATCGAGGGCTTTTTTTCAGATACTATAAATATGAGTGGAATTAATAGTATTGAAAAATCAATAGACGATATGACCGAAGAGGAAGCTGAAATACTATTTAATGCTATTGTGGATGCAATTAAAAAATCTAAAATATAATGAGCAAAGCTGTATTTTGTTATTGTAAAAATACCTATTCAATAGAATGTAAAGACAAGGAATGTGATGCTCCTAAATATTGGAAACAAGGTATAGGAAATATAGGAAATAAACAAAATAAAAACGAAGTCGAATAGTGAAAATATAACAAAAATTTTACAAAACGTTTAATAATTAAATAAATATATATATGGAACACAAAAAAGTAATTAACAAAATAAAAGCTTTGCTAAAAATTGAGGTTAAACTCGAGCAAGCGAAGTTAGACAATGGTACTACCGTTGAAGCTGAAATGTTTGAGGCTGGTTATGATATTTTTATCATTAACGGAGAAGAAAAAATACCGCTACCTGTTGGGGAATATGCTCTTGAAGATGGTAAAATGATTTCAGTTACAGAGGATGGTATTATTAATGAAATTAAAGAAAGTGAAGAGCCTGTAAACGAGGATGTAATTCCAGAAGCGGAAGCACCTGAATTAGAGGCGCAACCAGAACCAAAAGCAAAAAAAATAGTTGAAAATGTATCTAAAGAAATACATTTTAGTAAAGAGCAAATAAATGCCTTAAAAGACGAATTAAAAGCTGAAATTTTAGAAGAGTTAAAACTTGCTAAAATAGAAAAAAAAGCAGAGGATATTGAAGTAGAATTAGCTGAAGAAGTTAAGCCTATTGTGGCAAGTCCTGAAACAAGTGTAGAAACAAAAAATAAAAATATTTATTCACAAAAAAAAGTTGGCTTATCAATGCAAGACAGAGTTAACAAAGCAATTTTAAATTATAAACAAAAATAGATTATGGCAACAACAACATCAATTACAACAACTTATGCAGGTGAAGCTGCTGCTGGTTATATTTCAGCTGCTTTACTTTCGGCAAACACTATCGCAAATGGCGGTATTACTGTTAAGCCGAATATCAAATACAAAGAGGTTATTAGAAATTTTAGTACAGACGGATTAGTAGCTAACGCATCTTGTGATTTTGCAGATACTTCAACTATTACAACTACTGAAAAAGTTATAGCTCCTGAAAGTTTCCAAGTAAATTTAGAACTTTGTAAGCAATCATTTAGAAATGACTGGGATGCGATGTCTATGGGAGTTTCAGCTTTTGATGTAGTACCTAAAACTTTTCAAGATTATTTATTAGGATATGTAGCTGCTAAAGTAGCGGCAGCTAATGAGGCTAACATTTGGCACGGAGTTAATGCTACTGCTGGGCAATACGATGGGTTAGTAACTTTAGCAACAGCAGATGCGACTGTAATTGATGTAGTAGGTACAACTATAACTGCTTCTAACGTTATTACAGAATTAGGAAAAGTTGTAGATGCAATTCCAAGTACTTTGTACGGAGACCCTGACTTATACATATATGTTTCTCAAAATGTAGCTAGAGCTTATGTTAGAGCTTTAGGAGGTTTTGTAGCAACTATCGGAGGTGCTGGAACTGACAACAAAGGAACACAATGGTATGATGGAGGACAAGGTTTATCATTTGACGGAGTTAAATTGTTTGTAGCAAACGGTTTAAACGCTAACTATATGATGGCTGCAAAATCTGATAACTTGTATTTTGGTACTGGTTTATTGAGCGATTTATCTTTTGCTAAAGTATTAGATATGGAAGATTTAGACGGCTCTCAAAACGTTAGAGTTGTATTAAGATACACAGCTGCTGTGCAGTTTGGAATAGGTGCTGAGATTGTATTATACACACCAGCATAATAAAATAACATAAAAAAGGTATTTAGCTTTTAATATGCTTTATACCTTTTTTTTAAAAAAAATATATATAATATGGCATGTGATATTAGTTTAGGTAGGCTTGAACCTTGTAAAGACTCGATAGGAGGCTTGAAGGCTGTTTACTTTATAAATTATGATTCAGGACTATATGCGAATTGCACGTTCACTAGTGAGGAGATTACAGCGTTAACATCGCCTGTAACTTGTTATAAGTTTGAACTGAAAGGGGCTAATAGTTTTGATGAAGCAAATGAGCAGTCTAGAGATAATGGTACATCATTTTGGACTGGAACTGGAACTTTTGTTTTTAAAAAACAAGATTTAGCAACTCAAAAAGAGTTGAAATTATTAAGTTATGGTAGACCTCACTTAATTATTGAAGATTATAATGGTAACTTTAGATTAGCAGGTATTAAAAACGGATGTGAATGTACGGTATCGACAGCTAGCGGTACAGCTATGGGAGATTTAAATGGTTATAATATTGTGGCAACTTCACAAGAAGCGGATATGGCTTCATTTATTGATGCTACTTTAATAGATGACGTAGCAGGTTTTGTAGTAGTAGAAGGAGTTTAGCTCTTTTAATTTGTATTTTTTCATTTAAAAAACCCTATCATTAATTTGGTAGGGTTTTAATTTTTAACAAAAAACTACTTTTTACGTTTATTATTAAAGTACTATTATTATGATAATATTAAAATCTATTGATACAGCTCAAACGCTTAAATTTATAGCTAGAGAAGATGTTTGTGATACTATAAAAATAAGAGATGAACAAGACAATACAGAAACAACTATAAATGCAAATTTTACGATTGATAAATACTATTTAACCGCTTCAATTGTATTTGACTTAAAAGAGGATAGGTTTTATAATTTAACCGCTTACAATGGCTCTAAAATAGTTTATAAAGATAAAATATTTTGCACAAATCAAACAGATAACTATTCTATAAATAAAAATAAATATATACAACATTCAAGTAATAACGATTACATAACAATATAATGGCAAGAAAAAACAATAATTATTTAGACGGTATATTTATAGCTAATTTAAGCAAATATACAACGCCAGAAATAAACGAGGTTAGAAATAAAGAATGGATTGAATACGGAAACGATAATAATTTTTTTCAGTATTTAATTGATAGATATACTGGAAGCACTACTAATAACGCTGTTATAAATGGTATTAGTAGAATGATTTTTGGAAAAGGAATATCCGCTTTAGATTCAAATAGAAAAACAGAGGATTACGCTCAAATGTTATCAATATTTAAAAAAGAAGATTTAAGGCGTTTTATAGTTGACAGAAAAATGTTAGGTATGGCAGCTTTTCAAATAACATACGAAAAAGGCAAGGTTAAGAGTGCTACACATTTTCCTATGAATACTTTAAGAGCTGAAAAATTAAATAAAGACGGTAAAATAGAAGCGTGGTACTATCACCCAAACTGGGACGATATAAAGCCAAATGAAGAACCTTTAAGAATTAATGCTTTTGGTTTTGGAAATAATAAAGGTAATGAAATATTTGTTTTAAAACCTTACGTAGCTGGTTATTATTATTATTCCCCAGTAGATTACGTAGGAGCTTTGCCATTTGCAGTTTTAGAAGAAGAGATTGCAGACTATTTAATTAATGAAACAAAAAACTCGTTTAGTGGTCGTAAAATTGTTAACTTTAATAATGGAGTGCCAGATGAGGAGAAAATGCACGAAATTAAAAGAGATGTTTTAAAAAAATTAACTGGCTCAACGGGTGACCCTGTTATAATTTCTTTTAACAATAATGCTGAAAGTGCTACAACTGTTGAGAGCATACCTTTAGATGATGCGCCTGAACACTACCAATATTTAAGCGATGAATGTAGAAATAAACTAATAATTGGACACGGAGTAACATCTCCTATGCTTATTGGAGTTCGTGAAGTTGGTGGCGGTTTAGGCAACAATGCTGACGAAATAAAAACAGCTTCTTTATTGTTTGATAACGTTACTATAAGACCTTTTCAGGAGGAGATAATTGATGCTATGAATGAAATTTTATTAGTAAATGATATTACTTTAAAATTATATTTTAAAACAATACAGCCTTTAGAATTTATTGATACAACAGGACAAAATAAGGAAACAAAAGAAGAGGAAACAGGTGTTAAAATGTCTAAACAAAAAGATTTTAATGATAGTGAAATGCTAGAAGCGTTGCAAGGCGAAACATTAGAAGACGAATGGGAACTAGTAGATAAAAGAGAATATTCAGAAGATAATGAAGATATTGAGGAATGGGCAAAAAAACTTATAAAACCAAAAAAAAATCTTTTAGAAAAATTATCTAAAATTATCACTTCAAAACCATCAAAAGAAAGTTATTTAGACAAGTCTTTTTATAAAGTAAGATACGCTTATGCTGAAAAATACTCAAGTGGAAAAAGTAGAGATTTTTGTAAGCAAATGATGAATAGAACAGGTATGGGCGTTGTTTATAGACTAGAGGATATTGATAAGGCTACACGAGATGGCGTAAATAAAAGTTTTGGGCATAAGGGACAACCTTACGATTTATTTAAGTACAAAGGTGGAGTTTCGTGTGGGCATTATTGGGAGGAGCAACTTTACAGATTAAAGAAAAAAACAGACGGAACTTTTGTTGAAGATAAGGCTTTATCAAGTAGTGAAGAAGTTGACAATATACCTAAAACATATAAGCCAAGACCAGTAGGACATAAAAAAGCAAAAGTACCACCAAAGGATATGCCAAACAACGGACATCACCCAAATTACAAAGGATAATGAGCAAAGCAATATTAATAACAACAACTGACTTAAAAAGACACAGCATTTTAAATGGCAATGTAGATAATGACAAATTTATCCAGTATCTTAATATTTCACAAGATATACATTTGCAAAGATT